GCCGCGGTAGGTGAACTTAGCCACCTACAATAATAATCACCATACTTACTAGCGTATTCAATCCTGTATCTCTATTACTTCACCCCTCTGGCTGAAGAATACCTTCCCATATCTGCACTTAGTACGCCTCCAACAATCTCCACAGGCACACTTAACTATGAGTAAGTAACCCACAATTAGTAGTACTATTGAAAGGACTATCATCTTAATCGGCCAGAACAAGGCCTCTCTTATTCCCGAGACGGTATCATGCACCATTCCACTAATCCGAGTACTAATCACCTCATCGCATTTCACATCATGGCCCAATATATGCTTAGCTGACAAGGCTGTCAGATCATTGACTAAGAACTCGCGGTACTGTGACCCAGCCGGTCCGTACACACTGTGTAGTTTGTTATTCTTGAAAGAAACTTCCCTAACATCCATGGAACCAATATTGCTGGGTATTTTCTGAACAGCCATCACTATGTCATAGTGAGTGTCATTTACGTATTTCCTCCACTCACCCTCATACACTATGTATCCACTTACGGAATTGCAGTCATGAGTACTACTTATCGGAGATATCTCATTCGTAGTGGTATCAAGAAAACCTGTCATTTTCACACGATCGATCTCATATTCTATGGGCATCAGATCGTAACACTGACCATTAATCCTGTGGCCCTTATAGCGAGCCACAACCTCTACCTGTTTGCACTCCCACACGAGAAGTGCTTCTCCCACAAACTTGGCCGCTATATCATGCCTGTTTAGGTACGTCCTAGCAAACCTCGTGGGGTTAGATCGTGCCATGTCACTCATGTAGTTGATCCACATGCGCTCAAAATTGCACAATGAGTAATAGACAGCCATGCTCATCTTACGAGCGTAGCCACTAGCAGCCTTAAGCACATAACTCTTCTCAGCAGCATCAACATCACGCCTGCTTCGTGATACCTCCTGAACAAGTATACCCTGTTCGGTCATGTTATATGTGCTTCCACAATACTCGACAGCCTCTCCAATCATCAACGATATCTGTAGGTCGTAGCTAATTGCGTGCCCATCTGGCATTATTGTGAATTTGCCTGCTCCTATTTTCTGTATGTCACAAGACACATCACGTTTCTCCCACACATACGTGCTTGTTTTACTAGAGCAATTTCCAGAGTTATAACTACAATGGGACACATCAGAGTCAGAACTGACTATTACTGCATAACCGTTTATTAGATGGACCCTAGCTAATACCTCCTCCAAATGGTAATTGGTAGTCTTCGTCACTGTCTCAGCGCAACACCACGTATACTGGACATCAGGTTGGACCGATGTACTCCAAGATCTATCGCCAGCCCTAAGTAACGTGGAACCACCAATTCGTTTGGTCCTAATCATGTTAGAACAATCCGCCAAGCTAACCGCACTTTGACTCACCGTGTAACCTAAGTGTGATTTAGGCCCAAAGAATCCATAAATAGTCGTGTCACTCCGCGTTGTTGTGTAACAACGATAAACAGTCATGTTATAGCTATACAACTTATTATACACCCTCAATTCCATTTCTAATCCTCTGTCTTCCGCAGGCTTACAATCCTCTTGGTCCGGTAACGTCCATAAGGTACCATGCTTGTCATCCCCGCATATGAACTGACCCCTTGCTGGCGCCAGCACACTGCCACATAGTAATATCGTATATAGTATGGGTACCATGTGAGTATGTCCGAACTCAATAGCCAGCCGACGATTTCGTCCCATCACGTACTTACTCTTCAAGCCCGCCTTCTTAGCCTGGGCATAGTTGGTGGTCATGAGCACACCATCAACACGTACTTTAGTTCGACCCTCCTCCGGCTGGTACTTATCCTTCAAAGGCCTGACTTTATCCACGACACCAGAAACGCAATCGAAGCTGATGTCGAACTTCTTCCCATGTATTGTGACCTGATTGTCACCAAGAGACATTCCCTGTAAATCAGGATAGCGGATGGTTGGTACCACTGGTCCCACCACCCTACTAAAATGAGCTCTATCAAAACTCGGAGAAACGCCAGCATGACATTCAGCCATCCACGGTTCCCTTATTCTTGGTGAGAACTCATAGTCATATCTAATAGTACTAGTTGGAGAAGGGAACTCTTGTAGTAACTGTAGTGGATACGGAGGCGGTATCCCTTCAACAACCTCCTTTACCACCACCTTGTGGTCATCTGCTCTGTCTAGTTCCTTATCTATCTTCAGCCACTCCAACAACTTGTAGCCATCTTTCAAAGCTGATTGGGTAGAAGGTAGCTCAAGAGTGGTATCTTTCATCCCTTTTTGCATCACCAGTTCCTCCTCCAACAACGGATCAGTCAACACTAATCGTATCTGCTCTCTGGCCTGCATTAGCTCCTCATCTGAAAAAGCTTCTTGAGATCTTAACGTGACACGGAAACCTCCCTCAAGGCACATCTTGTACACATAACTGTCTTTCTCTCCCCAAAAGTTAGACATCACCATGTTCTCATTGATGTGTCGTCCGTGCGCGACAAGACTCGGGCCCGTACCCTCATCATGATCCGGATCAAGGTCCATAATCTCACTAGCGGACAACGACCTAGGAATACTCGCCGGGCTGGCACCTGCGTATTCACCTGAATTAGGAACGCTTACCACGCGACGAGCCCTATTATTGATATAATCCTGCCTAGCAATATTACTCAGGCGACAATTCCTCAGACTTGACATCGCGCGGAGCACACTCATCTCATCATCACCGATAGTAACAAACTCATCCGTCGTTCCCGTCTTACTAAATAATTCAAAAAATTCAAGCTTCGTCATAGTACTGGGAGCACTCAAATTAACAGTTATTTTCTGCTTGGTCACAGGATGCACCACGTTCCAATCCTGTGGTACCATCTCATCCGAACTCCCCGACCATCTAACATTGACTGGGTCAACCTTAGGCGCCATTTGGACTAGGGAGTAGCTCAGAATCAGCCGTCCCAATCAACTACCACTGATAGAAGAAAAGCCACTGGTTAGTGATGATCACAACGCACACTCTAATCAATACTTATCGCAACCAACTGCGCTAACTAACTCACCAACGAAATCCTTGACGAACAACTCTCAACTACGTTACTCTCTTGGTATGATGACACACAATTCTC